GAACAAATCGCTGAGATACTATACTATGAAGGACTTACTCCCACACGTGTATCAAAATCAGCGGTCGCTGCTTACATTAGGCGAGCGATGAAAAAGATTAAGGAGGGTATAGTTGAAGGGCAAGATTAAAACACAGAAACAACTTGATAGACGTTGGTATCGTAAACATTGGTCGACTGGAGATTCTAACCTATTTGAATGGATAGCACAGAAGCGAGGTATGTCTTATGACCCCACTGAAGACATACAGAACGACATTGACGGTATTACTGGTGAAGAAAAGAGGGATTACATAGGGGAGATACATAACGCCCTACCTCTTATACCAGAGGATGAACAGAAAATAATTTGGTGGTATTTCATGGAAGGACGAACCTTACAAGATTGCGCCGATGAACTTGGAGTCGTAGTGAGTACAGTATACAAGAAGAAGAATAATGCTATCGCTCGACTACAAAAAATACTAGGAGTAAAACTATGAGTACAAATACAGGATACAAACAAAGATTAAAGAAATGTATCAATGATGGAGACTTTGAAGGTATTGTCAAAAACATTATGTTGATGGCTGTAAAGAATAACGATGCTGAAGACTGGAAAGCAAGTCCTCGTACCTTTATGGAACTCTTACAGGTCTTAGCAAAATACAGACAAGAGTTTGGCAATGACGACATGGCGGACATACTTAAGTTAGTCAACAACGACAAAGAGTAAGTTTACCACTATGAACATTATAATACAGGAGAAGTAGATGAGTATGAATGTTCCTTTACCATACACGGAGTGCTGGGTAAAGCGTAGTTTCTTGACAGGACCTAGAAACTTTATTTGGACCAAAGACGAAATGATACCAGCAGTATTGTTGTCTTTCAAAGCAATACAGGGTGAAGCGCCGTTATTTGAAGTATACCTACCAGAATACCAAGCGTGTTATGATAAGGTATTACAGTGCGCTATCTTTAATAAACCTATTATTGGTGCGACGCGTATTGAACTAGATGATGTAGCGTACTGGGACTGTCTCTCAGACGAAGCAGAACTACACACTAAACCTCTACGTATGTACATGAAGATGAAAGACCCAAACGGTCAGATGCGTACAGGAGATTATCTATGGACAATAGACTGGAAACGAAGCAACACTCCTGGAAATCAATGGAACGTTTGGAATGAACACAAACAAAAGAACTTCTTCTTTGATGAACAATCCGGTGTTCTTTGCTGTGGTCCTAACAATCGTATACATTGGTTTGATAAGTCTCTTTCACATGTACCGCCTAAACAACCTTTCTTCAAGGTATTCTCAGGAACACACTCCCATGAGAACGAAGTAGCGTTAGGTAAAACAACTAAATGGAATTATACATGAGCAGTAAATTAGCGGTAATGCAAAAGATTACTGAAGACCCTCGTGTATTCTTCAGGTTCTTAAAAGTATTTGATAAAGAAAAAGGTGAGTTATTACCTTTTGTAATGAATGACGAGCAAGAAGAATTACTTGAAGCACTCATGACACACAATCGTATCGTGGTTTGTAAAGCGCGCCAGATAGGTTGTTCTACCCTAATCCGCGCTTATTTTTTATGGAAACAGTATGTCGAACAACAACCAACAAGACACGCCATTATCTCCTATACAAGAGATTCAGCAGACCACTTACACTCAATGGACAAAGGATTCTACCTATGTTTGCCAAAACCACTACAAAGGAAGTTGTCCAAATCTACCCAGCGCACACTCAAGTTTAATGACACCGGCGCCGAACTACGCGCATTTACCGGTGGAGGAAAAGCAGGCGCTACTCGTTCATTTACTTTTTCATCCGCTCACATTTCAGAGTTCGCCTTTTTTGACGACCAAGAAGACTTACTCGCAAACACCATCGCATCTTGTGGAAACGGACAAATAATTATTGAGACAACACCTGATGGACCGGGTGACAAGTATCATAGACTATGTATGGACGCTGGAGATAATGGATGGCACTTATGTTTCTTCCCTTGGTATCAGCATAAGAACTACAAAAAGAAATCTCAGTTTCATCAACCAACAGTACCGGACATGACTGAAGATGAAGAAGAGATAATGAAACGCCACGAGCTTACTAAGAGTCAAATGTATTGGAGACGTACTCAGATACAAACAATGGGACTTGATAAGTTTAAGCGAGAGTTTCCTAGTTCTGTTGAAGAAGCGTTTATGTCTAACTCGCCTCTATTCTTTCCTACAGAAATTGTAGATAATTGTGAAGTATTAAACTTGGGTAATACACGTGAGATGTGGTATTGCGACGTTCAAGACGGTGAGAGATACGCTATGGGTATTGATGTTGCTCACGGTACTGGTAAAGATTATAGTACGATTACAGTTGTATCCACTACTACTTTTCAACCAGTTTATCATTATCGCTGTAATACTATTTTACCCGCTAACTTCGCAGATAAGATTTGGGATGTGTATTGGACGTTTAATGAACCGTATACTATAGTTGAAGCGAATGGTCCGGGTTCTCTAGTTATACACAGATTAGAAGAGTTTGGTACCAAGAACTTATACAAGAGTGATAAAGGTAAAGACTGGCACACACGCAAGGAAAATAAATTGAGTATCTATGACAACCTGCGCGAATTACTGTGCGAAGGTACGATAAGAATACTTGAGGAAAAATTATGGTCAGAGATAAGAAATACGCTGACAAATCCAAACGGCGCGCCACACCATCCAAAAGGACAAAACGACGATTTAGTAGTTTCATTTGCCCTTGCTCTGGAAGGTGCGCGATTGAAACCTGCACCATCTATTTACGGTGTACGTGTAGCATTGATGGAAGATTTTATTAACAAAACAAAAGCGAGACGTATACGCGCAAACGGTCCGCTACCATTTAGGAGAAGAGGTCAATGAGTTATAGAATACGACCACAAACTATCAAGACAATACTTGAGACCCATGACAATTATTGGGAAGAACAAAAGAGAGAGTTGTATCAGTATAAGTCCGCTTACGATACAGACTTTTGGGATAAAGAAAGATTAGACTCAGATACCCAAATACTAGTACAAACTAGTGATGGATACGGATACATTGAATCGTACATCGCTTCTTTGTTTAGTAGAAACCCAGGCGTCTTAGTTAAAAGAGGTTTGAGAGGTATGGGAGACCCTAAGAAAGCGCAAGCATTAGCAAATGATTTCTTAGTTAGGTATCGTTCTCAGATTGAAGATGCGAGTCGACTCGCTCTTATTTATCCTTGTTCGTTTATGAAAATGATACCGGTTGATTCTACAGACCTATACAAACGTGTTGACATGATGTCTGTTAACTGTTGGGACATTATTCTTGATAGAGACGTTAAACGTATTGAAGACTGTAGATTTATGGGACATAGATACTTTTTACCATTACATGAAGCAAAAGCAAAGTTTGGTAATAAACAGTTTGAACCTATCAAAAGAGAAGATTACTTTGATGAGTACAATACTTTTGACAGAGACTATCATGACATTGGCTATACAGAAGAAGAAATGTTTCAGTACATTGAGTGTGTAGAGTTTTATGACTTAGTTAATGACCGTATTATGTTCTGGTCTCCTCAGTACTCAATGGGTGATAAGTTCTTGTTTCAAGAGATGATACCGTTTAGAGACTTCAAAGGTGACCCAGTTGTACCCATTGTTCCTCTTTACTTTAATCGTAAACCAGATTGTCCTATTGAAGGATACTCATCGATGAAAAGAATCTATGACCAATTGTATGAAACTAATCTTATTCGTACATTTCAAGCGAACGGTGTAAGAAAAGCAAGTAGACAGTACATTGTTAGAAGAGGAACGTTTGACGAAGAAAGTATGGCTCAAGTCACATCAGGTATTGATGGACTATTTATTGAAGTCGATGATGACGACTTAGCGGGTGCGATACGAGCGATGCCACAAAACCCCACCCCACCAGAATTACAGGTGTATTATGACCAAGTACAAAGAGACAAAGATAAGGGAAGTATACTTGCCCCGTTCACGAGGGGAGAGTCAACAAGAAGTTCTGCTACTGAAATCGCTGCTCTGGCTGCATACACAAGTTCAGAAGTTGGAAGACTTGCGAGAGAAAGAGACGCAACCATCGAAGCAATAGCAAAAGTTTATCTAGACCTTATAGTTATGTACATGGACGAAGAAGACATTACGGATACAGTTGTTATTGATAATAAGGTAGAAGTTGTACAAAAGAGTGATTTAGTTGAAAACTGGGTTATCTATGCGCAAGACCAAGCGAGTACTCCTTTGAGTGAGTCAGTACGTAAACGTGAGTTTATTCAGTCTATTCCTACATTACAAGCATTAGGTGTACCTCCTCAGTCTCTTTTATCTGAAATGGTACGTTCATTAGGACTACCTGAATCGTTTGTTGAGGAAGCAAATCAACAAATGGAAGAACAAAAAGCAGCGATGGTATCCGCCGCAAAAGCAAGAACATCAGGTGATGCTATCCAACCTGACGCAATGGAAGCGCAACAAATGGCCCAACCACTGGGACCTAATAATTTACAATCCCTTCTAGGAGAATAACATGGAAGAAAAACAAATGATGAACCAGATGGACCAAGACGCTTTACAAGACGTTGGTATGATGGAAGATAAACTTAAACAAGAAGCAATGGAACTTGACGCTATGGAAGATGAGTCAATGCAAGTCACCGGTGAGTATTCAGAACGTATGTTGAATCGTACAGTCGACTCATTGAACCGCGTATTGAAAATCTTCAGAGCACCTGAGTATCCTAAGTTTGAAAGCGGTAGTGAAATCCTACCACCTGAGTTTGTTAAACAATTAACTATGGTCAGCGCAGCAGCAAAAGACGCTATGATTGACGATAAACAATTTGACCCTAGACCTACAGATGACGCTGATTTACGAGACATTGCTGGTAAATTAGACGCATTAGCAGGAGACAAGGCGT